CTGGTGACTTCAACCGTGGCATTCCACTGGGCAAAGTTACTGTATTTGCCGGAGATTCCGGCGCAGGTAAAAGTTATATCTGTTCGGGTAACATTATCAAGAACGCACAAGAGCAAGGTATCTTTGTGGTGCTGATTGACTCAGAAAACGCACTGGATGAAGATTGGCTCAAAGCACTTGGCGTTGACACAAGTGACAGTAAGTTACTTAAATTGAGCATGGCCATGATTGACGATGTGGCCAAGACCATCTCCACATTCATGAGTGACTACAAGGCCCTGCCAGATGGCGAGCGTCCCAAGGTCATGTTTGTGATTGACTCATTGGGCATGTTACTAACACCCACTGATGTGAACCAGTTTGATGCAGGCGAAATGAAGGGTGATCTAGGACGTAAACCCAAAGCTCTCACCGCCTTGGTGCGTAACTGTGTGAACATGTTTGGTTCATACAATGTGGGGCTGGTTTGTACCAATCACACATACGCAAGCCAGGATATGTTTGACCCAGGCGACAAGATTTCAGGCGGTCAAGGTTTCATTTACGCCAGCTCAATTGTTGTGGCCATGAAGAAGATGAAGTTAAAAGAGGACGAGGACGGCAACAAGATCTCTGATGTCATGGGCATCCGTGCTGGATGTAAAGTAATGAAAACACGCTATGCTAAACCTTTTGAAGGTGTGCAAGTTAAGATTCCTTACACAACAGGCATGAGTCCTTACTCAGGTCTTACTGACTTGATTGAGAAAAAAGGCCTGCTGAAGAAAGAAGGCAACAGCCTAGTGTTTACTACCAGTCATGGTGAAATTATCAAGAAGTTCCGCAAAGGTTGGGAACGTAACGATGACAACTGCCTCGACACTGTGATGAAAGACTTTGGAAATATTAAGGAAGAGGTAAGTACCGGTGAGGAGGACGCAGAATGAGCGAAGCAATAGCAGCAGAAATTTGGGGTGAACTCAAGCGATTTGTAAACACAGTTGATCGTAACGAGGCAGCAGAGACTGTGGTGCAAATTTTAATGGACAATGACAGTGAAGTGGAAGATATTCGTAATGCATTCAAAGGCGATACTGATATCAAACGAGCACTCACAGCGTATCTTGACAACGACAAAGACTACACAGAAGACGAAGAAGAAGATCCTGAAGAAGAGGATTACAACGCAGACGACTGGGAAAATTAATGTGGTACAGTCGAGTAGTTGCTAATCTTGATGCTATTCCAGATTTTATAGCACACTACGAGCGTGAAATAACTGACGCTAAAAAGGACTGTCGCATTGCCGGAATTGTTGAAAAAAACATAACAGCACTCCCGGGTATTACTGAGTTTAGATACAACCAGCTTCAAGAAATTGAAGCTGTGTTGAACTATCTCAATATTCAACTGCGCAAGATACGCAGAAAGCATTTTCAGAAGTATCTGGAAGGATATGCTCGTGCGCTTACCAGTCGAGATGCTGAAAAGTATGTGGATGGTGAGGACGAAGTGATTGATTACGAAACCATAATCAACGAAGTAGCATACCTACGCAATCGCTGGCTGGGTATCATGAAGGGCTTGGATACCAAACAGTGGCAAATGGGGCACATTGTGCGCCTAAGAACTGCTGGCATGGAAGACATTCAGGTGTAAATACCTGCATGAAAATTGTACTTGTAACAGGCGGCTTTGATCCGCTACACTCTGGGCACATTGCCTATTTCAAAGCTGCCCGCACTCTGGGCGACATGCTGATTGTGGGACTCAATTCAGACGAATGGTTGACTCGTAAGAAAGGTCGGCCGTTCATGCCATGGACAGAAAGATTGTGCGTGATAAACAATCTTGCCATGGTAGACGAAGTGTACACATTTGACGATGCTGATGGTTCATCCAAGGAGTTTATACGCCAGATTCGAGCACACTATCCTGATGCACAGTTGATCTTTGCCAATGGCGGAGATCGTACACACACAAACATTCCAGAGATGGATGTTAAAGATAGCAATTTAGAATTTGCATTTGGTGTAGGCGGATCCAACAAAACAAATTCAAGCTCGTGGATTTTGGAAGATTGGAAAAAGCCTCGTACTCAACGAGCTTGGGGGTATTATCGTGTGCTACACGAAGTCGGCGCCAGTACCAAGCTGAAAGAACTCACAGTCACACCTAAAACTTGCTTGAGCATGCAACGACATGACAAACGAGCAGAGTTTTGGTTTGTGGCCGAAGGTGAAGCCACAGTATACACACTGGATTATAGTACCGATAGAGACGTAAAAGACCATATGACTGTGCATGAGTCATGTTGGATCAATCGTAACGAATGGCATCAACTGTGCAACGAAACTGATCGCCCACTTCGACTGATTGAAATACAGTTCGGCGAAGATTGTGTGGAAGAAGATATCGAACGCCGATGAAACCGATTCCAATTTTTGTAGGGTATGATCCACGCGAAGCCATTGCATATCATACCTGTGTAAACTCAATCATCCGCAACAGCAGCCACCCTGTGGCCATTGTGCCTGTGGCACTGAACTTGTTTGGAGATTATAACGAAACACACACAGATGGAAGCAATCATTTTATCTACACACGATTCCTTGTGCCCTATCTCATGCAATACGAAGGCTGGGCAGTATTCATTGACGGCGATATGATTGTGCGCGGAGACATTGTAGAACTTTGGAACTTGAGGCAACTTGACAAAGATGTCATGGTAGTCAAACACAATTACAAAACCAGCCGCACTGAAAAGTACCTTGGCGCCAAAAACGAAGACTATCCATGCAAGAACTGGTCAAGTGTTATACTGTGGAATTGCAACAGCCACCCCAATAGACGTCTTACACCAGAATTCGTGCAAAAGGCCACTGGCGCCGAACTGCATAGATTCACATGGCTAAAGGACGAACGCATAGGCGAATTGCCTCCAGAATGGAATTGGTTGCCTGATGAATACGGGCCAAACCCCGCAGCCAAGCTCTTGCATTATACCTTGGGCACTCCGTGTTTCCACGAGTTTGCCGACACGCCACAAGGCAACGAGTGGCATCGAGAACGTATACTAACTGAATACTGCCAACAGAGAGATGTATGACTGAAGATGATGAAGAATTGGCACCGCTACCACTGCATGCATTTGACATGGTACCAGCAGAAGTTTCAACACTATTTCACGACATATTAAAGTATTGTATTGATCCTGACGGCAACTATTATAATGTCAATGCAGATGTTTTACATGCTGCTATAAAAAATCTTAGAAAAGATACAGTAGTAGCCATTGGCACTAATCCAGGAGAATTTAAACACAAGGAAAAAGGTCATATGTATGATCCAATATTACAAAGTTTTGTCCAGGGTGCCGGGGGAAGTATTAGCAACTGGGAAAAAGAACAATTCAACATGACTCCAGTTGTATTGCGTGGAATTACCAAACGCAAAGAAATGATGAAATGTAAAGATTTGGGTAGAGATTTTTATTACATTGATACTGGATACTTTGGTAATGGAAAGAAAAAAACATTTCATCGTGTGACCAAAAACGATGTGCAAAATTTTGGCCCTATAATTGATCGACCAGGAGATCGATTGGCAGCAACTGGTGTTACATTTAAAAAGTTTAAATCTTATGGTAGCAAAATATTACTAGCACCGCCTAGCCAAAAACTATTAAATTTATACAACATCCATCTTGACAACTGGTTAGAAGCCACTATAAATCAAATTGGCGTGCATACTGATAGAGAAGTGGTAATAAGACTCAAACAAAGTCGTAGCGTTCGACAAAATACTGATACCATGGAGTCAGCTTTATTAAATGATATATATTGTTTGGTCACATTTTCTAGCATTGCAGCAGGCGAAGCAATACTGTGTGGCAAACCTGCTATCACACTAGGCCCAAATGCTGCCGCACCGTTGTGCAGTCAATCAGTGGCCGAAATTGAAAATCTAAAAATACCCACCATGGACGAAGTTGAGGCATGGGCTCGCCACATAAGTTATTGTCAATTCACGGAACCAGAAATGAGAGATGGTACGGCCTGGAGAATACTAAATGACAACTGATGTTGCAGTTTATATCTCCAGTGTGGCCAATGCATACAAGCACCCAAGAAAAGTGGCTTGCCTTGAAAACTTTGCACAAGGAGCCAAAGCTGTTGGTGCATCTTTAGCAGTTCAACGAGAGTACAAGTATCAACCTGCCAAGTTAGCAGTCATACTAGGATGGGCCACACCTGACACCACTGGTGGCCGTAATGTTGTTTTACGCAAAGAAATCATTGCTGGCCAAAAAGCTCGAGGATACAAAACCATGTGTATTGATGCTAGTTGTTTCAAGTATCTTGACGACAGTGGAACTTATTTACGTTACAGCCTTGGTGGTCCATTTTATGACCGTGCAGAATACGCTAATAAAAATAGTTCTTCTATCAAATGGGATGAAATACAACAATCATTGGGGGTTAGCTTACACCCTGCCAAACTAGATGGCACGTATATTTTGATATGCATGCAACGCGATGGTGGGTTTGCAATGAAAACATTGAGTCCAATGACATGGCTGACAGATAAACTAGCCGAAATCCGGCAGTACACTGCCCGCCCTATTGTGATACGTCCACATCCAGGGAAATTTGACATGAAAGAGTTTGCACAATTTCAAACCAAACTATACATGAGACAACAGATAAGTGTGATACATCCTGAAAAATCTAAGTTGGTAGACAATTTAAAATCAGCACATTCCGCAGTGTTTTTTAACAGTTCAGCAAGTGTGGCGGCAGCACTGGAGGGAGTACCTGTGTTTGTGGACGATCCCAGTGCAGTCACATGGAAAGTGGCACAACATGATGTGTCAAAGATTGAACAGCCTAGACAATTTGATAAGACCCAATGGATCAATGATCTAGCGACCGCACACTGGAGTGATGCTGATGGCGCAAGCGGAAAGATCTATCAACATTTCTTGCCTTATTTGTAAACCACAACGTCATAGTTGTGACCTTTCACCCAAGGCCACTTGTAGGTCTTATCTACAACAGATATTGATTCTTTTATAATTTTTATTTTCATGTGTGCAATCAGTTGTTCGCGCCACCAGTCTGGTGACGCCACAATCAAGTGTGCATTCCTACCATCGGGCAAGTTTTTCTTTGCAGGATAGCATGCAATTCTAAAACACCCGCAACGCTCCATTAGATTGCTAATGGTCGCTAATGTATCTGTTAGGAATTTTGGCTCAATATGCTCTAGTGCATCGGTACTGATGATTGCATCAAATGTTCTATCGGGCAAGGATTCAAAAATGGGATTGCCTGGATCATATCC